CATCCGGGTTTGGATGCTTTGGTATTCTCGTCTGACGGTTTTCCATCTCTGCTATGATTCTGCGTCTCTCTTTGCTTTCTCTGTGCAATTTATACCTCCTATATTTCATACGTCTTTCCGATAAAACGCTTGTCAATGTACTTACATTCCCATTCCAATACGCTTGCGATCCCTGTCATGGTTTCATATCCGGTAGCAAGGCAGCTAATTAAATATCTGATTCTCTCATAAACCTGTCTGATCTGATTTCCCGAAAATTTAAACTGTGTTTTAAGGCAGACACCCAACATAGCAAAATAATTAAATACCTGTGCCAGTAAAAACTTATTTGCCTGTATCATGCAGTTCGGTGCAATCTTTCTCTCTACCAGATAAAAACTTTCACGATACGGAATCTTATTAGTTTCCTCTCTCACGTCAATCTTGCATTTATCTTTCAGATAAAAACCAAGTTCCTCGCCTGTCGTTCCATCCTTTGCATTCTCCACATATGCATCAATAGTCTGCTCAACCTTTATGATTCTTTTGTGTCCGAATCCGAACTTATCATGCAGTGCCTGATATGCCATCATACGGACGTTATAATAGGATTCCTCTATCAGATAATCCGCATTGCTTTGTGCCTTGGCGTGTCTCTGTATTCCGATCAGTTCACTCTTGGAATATCCAAGTGGCTGCATCCGCTTTTTCTTTCTTGCCAGTGCATTACTCATCCCGTACACCTTCTTTCTCTTTTCTTTCCCATTTTTCCATCAGATCAAAAAGTTCTTTTCTTACTTCCGCTTCATGTCCCTTGGCTTTTTTTACAGTATCATCCACGATATCTGTGACATGCTGCCATTGTTCATCTGTTAACGGATAAAACTTACTGATCTGCTGATCGATAAAATCTTTCTTTTTATTCAACCATTCACGTTGTGCATTATTTAAAATAGAAATCACATCCTTTTTGTAAACTTGTGATACCTTTTGTTACTAACAAATTCAGTAAAATCAATACTTGCAGAGATTGGTAACAAGGTAACAAAGTAACAACAATCTTTTTACGCGTAGAAATTATTTTTTTATCTCAATTTTTTCATGTAAAAAAAATTTTTAAACTATATAAAAAGTGAAAATCGCATGTTACCTGTGTTACTTGCTACCTCACATCTGTAATTTATTCTACTTAAATGGCAGCTCTTCCTGCTCATCCTCTGATATTTGCATGAAACCATCCTTATCAACCTCGATTCCGTCATCCAGTTTTAAAAACACACACCGGAAGTTCTTTCCCTCGATCTTCTTCTGCTTCGTATACTGCCCTGCCTGGGTCTGGATCTTGCCGTGCCGGTCCGCCCATGATAGAAATGCTTTTTTAGAAAATCCTCCGCCCTCACAGATCCTGTCAAATGCCGGGTTATAGATCACCGCATATCCATTTTCCAAAATGCCCCATTTCTCACAGGCTGTTGCCGCATCAAACCTTGTCTGGTTCATAGCGATCATTCCAAGGATATACTCATAACAGCGCTGATTATCTGACACGTCTGAATAGTCCGTAAGTGTTTCTTTTGCTTCATCCAAGGAAATATATACCCCATCCTTAAAAATGCTTTCTGTGGCGATTTTATCTGCTGTGAGAATTATGCTGAGAGACATTGCCTGCTTCTGCATTTTGTCAGAATCCATTAACCGGTTCATAAATCCCTTTTGTATGTTCCGCAATTCTGTTTTATCCATGTCCTTAATAACATCCACAAACACCCTGCCGGCAAATCCATAGTTTTTCTTGAGAATCTCAGCCGTACGCTGCGGATCATCATAGATTTTCTGTGAACATTCCAGTTCTAAGATACGGTTGATTGCTCCGCCCTGGCTGACATAACTGTTCAATGGCCGTTCACCGTTTGTTATGATGCAGTTCTTCCACCGGTTCTCACGGTTGATTCCAAGCTCTTTGTTACTCCGGCTCTTTCCCTTGCCGGAACACAGATCATAAACGATTCCTTCAAAATTCTCCCGTATTCTCGATGATGTTTTACTGGTATCATCAAGCATCATTGGCAGATGATTCAACATATCTGCTTTTGCTTCCAGTGCCACATCCGTTGTCTTGAAATCTCCTATGTACTGTGATTCGTCCGGATTTGCCCAGACAGATGCTGCGAGCATAAGACTGACAGATTTACCGCCCTCAGTTTCTCCCCACAGGTCCACAAAAAATGGAAGTCCTCCAAGCGGTTCGATCAGTACGGATGCAAAGGCTGCAGCAAGCATAAATTTAATTTCTGTTTTTCCGGTTCTGCGAAGTTCTTTCACATGTTCATACCAGGTATCTTCATTACCGCGTTCATGCACCGCATCAAACAGGCTTTTAAACCGACTGTCACCATCAAATACAATATTCTGGTCATATGGAATAAAATCGTTCCCGTTCCATCCAAGTTTACTGGTGGAGTTCTGCACCTCGATCAGTGAATCGTTCATATTTTCAATGTCTGACATGTACCGGACCAGGTGCTTTGCATTTTCACTTGTTACGGATATTCCTACACCGGACAACTGGACAATCTTGCTTGCCGACGTGATGACGGTCTTGGGAAATTTTTTTGTATACCATCGCCCATTCCGTTTATATGCGATTTCAATCTGTTCTTCTCCGGTTTCCAGATTCTTAAGCCTTTTTACTGGAAGAATCGGATGATAACAGGCAAGTACTTCTCCGAACATGTTAAAGGTCCTTACACCGTCATCATCTGCAATCCAGGATCCAGAGTATAATTCATGTCCATCTTCAAAATAATCAAAGTGTGTGTAATTATCTGCAAGTTGCTGCGGATGGCTTTTCTTGGATGATTCAATTTCTTTGAATGTCTTTTTATATGCCCGGAGCATGGTATTGAATTTTTTCAATGTGCCTTTATGTTCTTTATCCAACTGCTCTGCACGTTCCTGGAATGATAAGAGCATTCTTGCCTTTTGAATCTCATCCGGCTCATTAAATATTTCAGTAAATACTTCCTCTGACAGAATAGATTCGGCATCATACTCTTTCAGTAATTTCAACCTATGCCACCCCTTTCCAATTCTTTTTGTAATACCTCATCATGGTGCAGGCAGACCATCAACGCATTCTGACAGTCACACCATACATCCGATAAAGGTTCTGATTTTTTCAGCCATGTAACATATATGCCAATAAGCTGATTATTCAAATCGATTTTTCTTTTTAGACTTTCTTCCTCGCGTTTTCTTTTTTCCTTTGCTTTCTGCATGTGATATATGGTCATTTCAGATGCTTTTGTTGGTTTTTCATAAGTTCCACCAAGGCTGTAAAAAGCTGTCTTAAAATCACAATGTTCCATGCCTTGAACGAATGAAAAAATGTCCCCATTTGCTCCACATCCAAAACAGTTGTACGAATCTTTATATATTTTCATGCTGGCCGTATGATCACCGGTGTGGAACGGGCAGGGAACAAATCCCGCCCTGTTTGGATGAAAACCATATGATTCAACTATGTCACACATGGAATGAGACTGTTTTATTTCATCTACCGTCATTTAAAATCTCCACAATCTTTTTGCCCGTTTCCGATTTCTCACAGAACACAAAATCCACATTGTATCTATCTCTAATCGTGCACAGACTTTTATATAGCTGCATTCCATCTACCGCCTTTTCAGAGCACACTGTTTTTACCTTCCGCCCATTAACGGTCTTCCATCGGATTTCATGTTTTCTTGGGTTCTGCCAGAAGTAAACATCTTCTAATGTTTTTATATCTTCCCCGTGCTCCACCAGAATCACGATCTTAATATCCTGCTGTATCGCCCGAACCAGTTCAGCTTTAAAACGTTCGTGCTGCTGACAGACATTCCCGCACAGTTCCTTCAAGTCTTTTTTGCGATCAATTACCAGTCTTGGGTTATCCAGAGACTGATAATCGCCTACATACATTTTGGACCGGAAATATTTAACTCCAATGTCATCAAACTGGGTCCGGATCCGTTCCCATTCTTTTTTATGTTCCCTTGTGTCTACTTGTATCTGCAACTAAAACACCTGCCTTAATTGAATGGCAACTCTTCATCGATCCCATCGGGAATATTCATGAAACCATCTGCATCTTTCGGAGCTTTATCATAAAAACTCTGCGCGCTGCCTTTGTATTCCTTATAAGCCTTTGTTTCTGTCGTCTCTGGAATGCCGGCTTTCTCGACCTTGTCAAGCGATACGAACCAACGCATCACACGTTTTCTGACCTCTTTCCCGTTGTAAAAATCCATCTGCTCACCGAATACTCCGCCGATCTTCTTATTTTTAAACTGCGCACCGAAGTTATCGCCCCACTGCGTTGTAAATCCGGTATTGCTGTGCTCTACACAGGTTGTAAATGTCTTAAATGAACGATTGCACTTACCTTCGGCATCTTCTGTTAAAATGTACTGTGTTGCCTGGTTAGGCCATTTCTTATCCGGGCGGATATCATTCTTAAACTGCTCTGTAAAATACCCCGGTTGCGCATCATCTGGTGCAAAATCAAAAAGTACAACAATCATATCTTTTCCACTTTTCGATTTTGTTTCACTGACCTGCTTAATGATCAGTTTATGTCCACCAAGATCTACCGGAGTAAACTCTCCGCCTGCCGGTGTCTCATCGTAATTATTTGGTTTCTGCATTATTTTCCTTACCTCCGATTTCGTAATAATCTCTGATTGCTTTTTCAACTAACAGCATGTCATTATCAATGACCGCATCCTCAAACATGCCGATCGGCGACTTGCTGACTGCTCCATCTGCCGCCTGAGTGACAAATAAATGCTTATTTGACTCTACAATGCACCGCAGCACGATTGTAAACATACCCTCGATGCACACCTTTTCGTCTAACAGCTTTCCAATGGTTTTTGGTTTAATCTCTCCGAGTTCATTTGCTTCCTCATGCATGATCACATAAACAATCTTATCTGCCGGGACCTTCTCAATAATGAACTGGATCAGATTCCAGAAGTGATCACCGATCTGATTGTATAAAGTGAAAACTCCATTACCGCCACCTGCAGCACTATGTTTGCTCATGAACATATTTGTGATCAGATATCCGGCATCATCAATCACAATGTTCTTTGCCTTGGACTGGATCAAACACTTCATTACCGTCTGATAATCATCCGTGTTCCATCCGTCGATCTTCCCTTTAAATGGAAGTGGTTTATTTAAAACCCTTATAAGGTTCCAGTCCGGGTTTCCTGCGCAGTTTCTGAGGCTTGCGCTTTTTCCCATGCCGGATTTTCCAATAATAAGTACCGGGATCGCCATCACTCTTCCTCCTCTTCTTTAATAACCGCATTATCCGCAGCCGCTTTAATAAAGGAAGATGCTAACTCTTTTATACTGACACTTGCTTCCAGTTTTTTAGCTATCCCCTCTAAAATATCGCAGGCTTCCTCATCAATCCGGATGACTCCCCCGCCTTTTGCCTTATCTCTCGCAATAAGCTGTGTCTTTTTCTTTGTTTTAATTACTATTTCCATCTTTCTCTCCTATCTGGCTGTCCAGAATGGCAGCCCCATTATCATTTCTGCTCATTTAATTGACATGCTCTTTCCTTCTACGATCTCTGCGCCTGCCACACTGGTTCCTGCCTTTATCGCAGCCTTAATAGCAGTTTTGTCTGGCATCGGATCTGCAAATTTAAGAAATTCCTCTGGAAGCTGCGAAATATCAGTAACATTGACACTGGATGTCTTTCTGAATGAAATTGCTACCCTTGGTGTTGAAAATTTCTGTCCGGCAAGATAAGTTGCGAGGTATTTCTTAAGCGATTCAACCTTGTTTTCCGCTGCTTTCTGTCTCTCTGCAAATGACTGCTTTTCTGCCTTTAATGCCTCAGCATCCGCTGTCAAATTTTTAATATAAAGAGCGATATTCTCAATCTTCGTGTCACGCTCCATTTCCAGCTGGTCCAATCTATCAGAATCAAGGATCTCCCCTGTCTCCTGATCCCAACAGTTCATGATTTCATTTTCAATCTCAAATAAATTCATATTTACCACCTTTCATTTTCCCATTTCTCGTACATTTCTTCATCCAAGCGCATCTCTGCCATTTCTTCCTCTCTGGCCAGACGTTCATATAAACGATGTATTCTTGCCTGCTCTACTTCCTGTTCATCAAACAGATCTGCATTATCTGGTACATATTCCATTACTGCACCTCATAACTCTCATACTTCTCAACTCTGAGAACATCATTATTGCTCGATCTTGCCAGCTGAATATCCTTGATCTCATGAATATTCATACTCAGGTAACCATCAGCTGACATTGTTAATGACAACAGGCTGTCGATTTTGTGATTCTCCAGTGTATTTTTAATACAATTAATTGCCGGTGTGATTGCCTGTGCGATCAATTTAAACTCTTCTAACTCATCTCTTTTACTCATAATTCTCAATCTTCCCTTCCTTAATATATTTTTCTACTTCCTCTTCATCAGGAAATGTATATATTTCAGTACCTGAATGGTAAAAAGATGCATATATATACCAAACACCTGAAAAACTATATCTCCCTTCAACAGAAACATGTTCATCGAAATACTCTGCATACGCCATAAGATCATCCATCGAAAGAACATGCAATCGTTTATCTGCATTCAGCGAAACATCGATATTCAAGTCTTTTTTCATCTGGATAATCTGCTTCTGCGTTTCAATAACCTTTTCCAAGGCTACCACTTTCATCTCAATACTTGCGTCCACTTGTTTTTTCCTCACTTTCATGTTAAAATACATCAAAAGGATTTTTCTAAATCCTCTTGGTAAATAGCACCTGTCCTCGCCAAAGTTCAGGGTGCTATTTTTCTTTTTCACTAAGTAACCATCCCTTCATCTGATGATAAATTGGCACATAGCTTTCAGCATTAACTTCGATATTGAAATCAAGTCCCACTTTTGCAATAATCATGCCAACAGCCATATCCTCTACTTTGGGATTCTCTTCCTCACTTAAACATTGTGCATTTGTCACTACCTCGCCTCCTTCATACTGTCACTGCAATCGATCAGTTCTATATCCCCATCCAGCTTGTCCGCCT